CAGAACTGACTTACATTCGTAGGTCACACCTGATCTCAGTTTTCACGGCGATCTTTTCCTTGAGGAGTTACAAAAATGCCGTTGCTTGTTGAAGAAGCCGCCAAGCTCTCGCAGAGCCAGCTTGAGCGTGGTGTGATCGAGGAGATCATCGACCGCGAGGAGCTGTTTGCGATCTTCCCGTTCATGACCGTCAACGGAAAGTCTTACGACTACAATCGTGAGAACACCATTTCCGAGGGCGCGTTCCTGGATCCCTACGACGTCGTGCCGGAAGGCGCCGCGACGTTCACCCCTGTCACGACCCGTCTGCGCATCATCGCTGGCGACGTCGACATGGACAAGTTCCTGCTCTCCACCCAGTCCGACCACAACCAGCAGCTCGCCGAACAGCTTTCAGCGAAGTCGAAGGCTGTGACTCGCCAGTTCAAGAACTCGCTGATCAACGGCGTTGGTGGCACCAACGACGTGAACAAGGAGTTCAACGGCGTCAAGGTGCTGACCCCGGCGTCACAGACCCTGGTGGCCGGCGCGAACGGCGGCGCAATCACCCTCCATGCCCTCGATGAGCTGAAGGATGCCGTCACCATCGGCGCCGACTGCTTCATGATGCGGCAGTCGACCTGGCGTTCGGTCAAGATGCTGATCCGCGCCATGGGCGGCAACACGTCCGAGACTGTGATGCGGGAGAACTTCGGTTTCCCGATTCCGGCCTACGACGGCACCCCGATCATCATCAACGATTTCATCGGTGATGACGAAGTCCAGGGCACCAACAACGACACGACCTCCATCTACGCGATGAAGCTCAACACCGCGAACGGCTTCCACGGCATCGTGGGCGGCGAGGCGGCGGGCCTCAAGGTCGAGGAGATCGGCACCATCCAGAACAAGGATGCTGTCCGCTACCGTGTCAAGTGGTACGTCTCGACCGCGCTGAAGTCCACGCTGGCTCTGGCTCGTCTGAAGGGCGTTCTGTCCGCTTAATCTTGAATATAAGTCAGTTCTGACTTATAGTTGTGGGGCGAGGGAAACCTCGCCCCATTTTGCTGACTAGGGAATTCCATGACCCATAAGGTCGAGATCTACGGCAGGGACGACTGCCGTTTCTGCGCGGCAGCGGTCGCGCACTGTGAACGCAATCACTATCCCTACGTCTACCACGATGTCGGCCGTGATCCTCTGATCATGCAGGAGCTGGTCGAACGCCTCGGCGAACAGCCCGAAACAGTCCCCCAGATTTTCATCGCAGAACACCACGTCGGCGGCTTCACCGAATTCCGGGATGCCGACGCCGTTGTTCGCAAACTCCTTGGAGCACAATAATGGCCAATCACCTGCGTTTTACGGCGAAGGGATGGAAGAAATACACCGGCGAATTCTGCATGGTGCAGTTCGTCGACGGCGTCTCGGTCGAACCGTTGCCGCGCAACGTGATGGATCGCATCGCCTCGATGCTTCCGGCCGAGATCGTCGATGAAAACGGCGTGCCGGAAGGAGAGGCCGGTCCGATCGCCCGCTATCTCAACATGAAGCATGTCGAGATCGAAATTCCCGAGCCGCTCGATCGGATGACGCCGGCTGAGCTGCGCCAGGAACGTCGCGACGCTCTCGCGCGGGCGCTGCGCAATCCGGCCCAGCGCATCTATACCAAGCAGGAGCTGGAGGCGATCGCCGAACTCGAAGGCATCAAGGGTCTTCGCGCCATTGGCGACCTGTGGGGCGTGCGTGATCGTGCCATCAACAACCTGATCTTCGAGATTCTGAAGGCCCAAAGCGAATACATGGCGCGGGTCGACGAACGCGAGGCGATCGCCAAGCGGCGCCGCGAGGCTGCGGTTGCCGAAACGCTGCGACTTCAGAAGGAGCACGAGGCGGAGATCGACAAGCAAGCCCGCCTGGTCGGCAATCTATTGCGCGATGCCGAGACCACGCCGAATGCCATCGGCCCCGACGGTAAGCCGGTTCACACCGACCCGAACACCAAGCCTGTGATCAATCCGGAGCTTCTGACATCGCCCGACGGCGCGGTGACGATCGATCTGACCAATGGCGTGACCTCGATCGACTACACCAAGATTGACGGAGCAACCTAATGATCGGCTTCCCGGCTGGATCTGACGTTGCTCTGACGGTGCCGTTCCAGGACGACGCCGGCAATGCCCTCGTCCCAACCGCGCTGAATTACGCCGTGTCTGATGGAGACGGCGTGCGGATCGTCCAGTTGACCCCGATTGCCGATTTGTCGGGTACGTCGACCGAGATCGTTATTCCGGCCAGCGTGCATGACGAGCCAGGAGGCTATTCGCTCGAACTCTTTATCAATGTCGGCGGGCGCGTCTATATCAAGGAAGTGGTCTACGGCGTCTTCGCCGTGCAGCGCCTGATCTATCTCAAGAACACCCTGCAAACCTATCAGCAGGCGATGTATCGGGCGCGCGATCTACCCAATCTGACGGCGTTCGACGCCGGCGCCAGGTCCGACCAGGAACTGGCTTTGATTGCTGCGTTCCAGCGCCTGATCCAGATGAACTACGTGATTTCGTGGCCGGAATTTCCCGACATGCAAAGCGTGTTGTTTCCGGAATACACCTCCGGTCTGTCGCCGCGCATGTGGCCGATGATGACCCCGGATCTCTACGAGCGCTATCCGGTCCAGTTCCGCGACGCGATGATGGACGCGCAGATCATCGAGGCCAATCAAGTCCTCGCCGGCGACGTGATCGGCGACAAGATGCGTTCTGGACTGCTCGCCTGGACCGTCGGCGAAAGCAAGATGATGTTCCGCTCGGGCGTCGGGCCGCTTCAGGGCCGGCTGTCGCGCGACACCATGAACCGGTTAACCGGCTGGCTCAACAATCGCGTGACCCTGACCCGCCTATGAGGATCACGCAACTTATCAGCAATGACGCCGATGCCGCGTCGCAGCGTTACGGTCTTCTGGTCGAAGGCTGGCGTTCGATCTACAGCGCCGCACTCGACCAGTCCCATTTCGGCTCCGAGAAGCAGCTCCGCTCGATCGTTGCTCAAGCCTATCGCCTCGCCCACACCTATCTCGACGACGAGACGGCTCGAATCGAAGAGGTCTCGAACGCCGTCGCATTAGAAGCTCAAGGGGTGACGTTGCAGCAGTTGAGCAACAAACACGTCTTAGAACTTGCGGACGCAGTCAGCGAGCACGTCAACGCGAACAACGAATATTTGCTGCGCGAAATCTCAGTACAGATCGAGCGCGACATTGCATTCCTGCAAAAATCGGTCCGATCGACCTATCTGCATGTGGCGATTGCTGCTCGCGCCAATCGGATTCCGCTGCGAACCGCTCTGATGCAGTACCGCATCGGCAACGCGAGCGAACTGGCCTTCTTCTTTCATGATCGCCGCAATCAGCGCTGGCCGTCACGGAAATTTATTCGCTCGGTTTGGCGCCAGCATTTGCTTGCGACCTACAATGAAGCGGTCCTTTTGACCCTGAGCGATCACGGCGTCGACGTTGCCCAGATCGACCACAGCGATCCCAAGTCCGACAATCACGGCATGATTATTTCGGTCGCCTCGAATTCGACGCTGCCGACCTACGCCGAGATCAAGGACGTGATCTTTCACCCTAATTCTGAAGCTGTTCTAACGAGGGTCGCGTGATGGTGTTTTTCATGTCGAACAACACCGGCAAGCTGTCGTCGCATACCCGTCGCGACCTCTACAGCCAGTTCACCTATGCGGCGCCGGTCAGCGTCATGTGCGCGGTCGTTCACCTGATCGGGCAGATCGCCAAGAGTTCGGTGCGTACCGACCAGAGCGGATCACGCGGCAGCGCCGAGGAACAGACCGATAAGGCCGTCATCCTGTTTCCGGTCGGGGTCAATATCAAGACTGACGATAAGTTTGAGATCGCCGGCGAGGTATTGCGGGTCGTCGGCATTGAGCAGCGGTTCGACGTGATCGGCCGGCTCGACCATTACGAGGTCACGCTGGAGCGATACCCGTCATGATCAATATGAAGGTTACGGGGCTCGACGAACTGCTGGTTAAGTTCGAACACGCGGCGCAGAAAGTCCCCGACAACGCTCGCAAGGTGATGCATCGCGAAGCCGCCAAGGTGGTCAAAAAGGCGCAGCTCTATGCGCCGGTCGACAAGCACAATCTGGAAAAGGCCATCCATATCGAAAAGAGCTACGGCACGCGCGGGCGCCTGTCGATCAGCATCGTCGTGGGTGGCGTCGTCGACGGCGTCAATGTCGACCAGTACGCAGCGTTGATCCACGAGAACTACGAAAGTATGAAGCCTGGCGCCGAGACGATTGCCAAACGCGACGCCAATCCAGGCGTCGACATCGGCCGCAAATTCCTTGAACGCGCCGCGGCCGAGTCGAAGAAGCGACTGGAGAGCGCGCTGATCAAATCGGTCATGAGTGACATGAAGGAGCTGGAAGGATGAGGCTGGATCTCCTCGCCGAAATGCTTGAAATCAACGGCTTTGGCCAGCGTGGCACCGATATCTTCGTGCATCGCATGGACGCTGATGCCACACGCGGCATCATGCTGCGCAATCCGATCAACGGCATCGAGACCGACTACAACATGCCGGGCTACCTCAAGACGACGACACAGGTGATTGTGCGCGACACCGATCAGGTGCGTGGCGACACCACGTCGGCCGCGATCATGAAGCTGTTCACCATGTACCGGGTCGTCTTCAGCGATCCGAACGGCGGCGCATTCCTGATGCAGATCAATCAGATGTACCCCGAGAAGCTCCCCATCGTCTATCCGCGGTCGGATGGGCGTGTCACCGAATGGTCGCTCAATTTCAACGTGACCTATGTTCTACCCATGGAAGGATAAATCATGCTCCCGACCCAATACGCCTGGCTTGCCAACGAACCTGGTCCGCGGATCCTGGTCGAAATGCTCAAGATGTACGGCACGCGCGAAACGCCCGGCGCCGGCAACAACCCGGTCATCATGAAGTGGGCCGAGGAGGTTGGTCTGCGCAACGTCTATACCGCGGACTCGATTCCGTGGTGCGGGCTAGGCATGGCTGTTGCGGCCAAGCGTGCCGGCAAAGAGATCCCGAACTCGCCGCTGTGGGCGCTGTCATGGGCCAAGTTCGGCACCAAGGTTCCGCGCCCGATGCTCGGTGACGTCCTCACGTTCAAGCGTAATGGGGGAGGCCACGTCACCCTCTATATCGGCGAAGATTCCAACGCCTATCACTGTCTGGGGTGCAACCAGTCGGATCAGGTCAACATCACCCGGATTGCCAAGAATCGGCTGTACGCTGCTCGTCGATCGCCAATGACGATTCAGCCGGCGAATATCCGCGTGGTCTATCTTCAGGGCAACGGCGCGCTGTCAATAAATGAGGCGTGATATAAGTCAGTTCTGACTTGTCTTTTCGCCTCTATCGGCTAAAATATTGGGTAGATTTCATCCGTTGCTAAGAAGGATCTGAGCAAATGTCTTCGAATACCCGCAATATTAAG